CTCCTTTAGTTTCTGCTAATGCTTTTTGTAACTGTGCTTTAATAGTAGCACGTAAATCTTCACCTTCTTTTACACGTTGCATAGGATTGTCAGCGCCAGCAACTTTAGGATGTGTACCTTTTCTGCGGTTCATACCACCTTGTAATTTATTCATTTGATAATGAACTGATCTTTCATCTTCGTCTGGCTCATTAGCCCACGCTTCTTCTTTATCTTCATCATCTTTTTCATCTTTTTCTGCATCGTGATCATCCATATCGTGATCACCATCGTTGTCTCTATCTACAGTCTTGTGTAATTTTTCTTCGTCATCGTGATCTTTTTCGTGAGCGTCTAATTTGCCGTCATCGTCGTAATCGTTGTCATCGCCTTTGTCGCCAAGTGCTTTGATATCGATCATATCTTTTTCGCCGCCTGGCATATCATCGTTGTCGCCGTCAAAGTCTGGAATTAATTTGTTAATTGGCTTAGGCATTGGAGGTCCTTCTGGCTCATCCATTGCCATTGGTGGCATAATGCTCATTGTTGGCATATCAAGTGCTGATGGTTTATCGTTATCTTTCATCTTGTTTAAAAGATCCATAACATCTTGAATTGCATCACCTTGTGCATTAATGTTAATTGTCATTGATGCCTTGTCTTTAGGCTCTGGTGCTGGCATATTCGGTGCCATCGGAGGCATACCGCACTCATCTGTTTTTGTTTCTACAGGTGCATTCTGTGCTGTGTCAATAGCCTGCATCTTTGCTACTAGTTCTTGGAAATCCATATTAGTTACTCCCTACAGGACTTTTTACACCTGCCTTATCAGTTTTTAATTTTGGAACATCTTGGTAAACGTCCGCTTTTAATTTGTCGTGTCCTAATTCTTTAGAACGATCTTTTGCTGTTTTTGCTAGGTCTTGTAAAAATGATTTGTTAAAATCATCTCCGAAATAATCTTTGTGTTTTACAGCAATCCCTTCTTTATATTCATTATCGTGCAATAATGCACCTTCACGTTTACCGTCTGTTGCTTGATATTCTTCTGACGGACTTAATGCGTTACGTGCTATGTACATTCCTTCTTTACAACAGCCCATTTCAAAAATTTCTTTTTCGATGTCTGTTGGTGTACAAGGATATTCTGTAACAACTGAAAACGTATGTACTTCGCAGTTTGCTAACTCTGGAAAGTCTAGCGGTGCTTCAGTAACCGGTGTAGTTTTAAGTTGTTCGAACTCAATAATTCCTCTAGTGTCAAGTCTTGCTTTTAAATCATCAGCAAACCCTTCAGGAAGCTCTCCAGCAACCTTAACTTTCATACTGTATACTTTTTTGCTCTCTGCGAGATATTCTTTAAACGTCTTCATACTACTATTTATTCCTTTCCGCCTAATTTCTTAATTAATTCGTTACGATCTAGCATAACATATCCTGTTCCATCCACTAATTCGTTTGGATCTTCGGGTGAATCGCGGTCAATTTTAAGTTTTTTAAGTTGTAAATCAACTGCTTTTAGTTTTTTATCTACTTTAGCGGTTTTTGCATCAATAGCATTCTTTAACATACTACCTGCTACTTCAAAAATACGTCCACTATAGCGTACTTCTACATTCATACCCAAATCCATTAGATCGTCATATGCTTGTTCTGCTTTTGATGCTAGATGATCAAGTTCACCTTCGCCCATAGAATCTAGTTCGCGCATTTGTGGAAGATCTTGTGTTACTTGTTGTATTGCTTTGTAAGATTGCTCAACACTTTTGATTTCTTGCTGTGCTACTTCTGGATCTATTGCTTTACTTTCAACAGGTTCCTGTGCTGCTTCAACTTCTGCCTCAGCAACTTTTTGATCTTCCATATTAAATAATTCTTCTAACTTTTTGGTCATTTTGTATTACCATTTTATAATAGTATTTATTTACGTTTAGAGCCTTGGTGAAAAATTTCTTCTTCGCTAACTATGCGAAACCTAACACGTTTTTGCTTACACCAAGCAGCAGCAGCCTCCCATTTAGCCATATTTTTAATATACTGCTCTTGATTAAATCTACTCTTTCCTACTTTTTCTCTTAGTGTTTGATTTTGTGGTTTAACTTCAATTACTTCAGCGTGTTGCTTTCCGTTTTTATCATTATATACAATAAAGAAATCTGGTACATATACTGAATATTTTCCTGTAAGAGGATCTTTATATGGTATCTTTATACTTTCACTTGCCCATTGTGCTACACTTGGATGTTCATCTAGCATACGCATAAAAACAGTTTCCCAACTGCTTCTTGCTAATGGTGCTTTTGTGCCTACATACTTTTCAGGATTTTTGATAGTATAACGGCCTTGTGCAAACTTAGCCATTTACGCAACCACATTACGTTCTTTGTTTACTTCAGGTGATGGTTGTCTATAACCTAGTGTTGAAGTAGACGGTCTGTGATTGTTCATAATTTCACCGACTAGTGCTGACACTTGTAAGTTATCAAATCCTCGTAGCGTATCTAAAATTTGATTAATAGGAATATTTTCTAACTTGGCCTGTTTAAGTAATACTACTGCTGATAAGTTTGCTGCAGGATCACTAAAACCTTTTTTGCTAAAAAACTGAATAGCAGCATCAATATCAGGAACCTTATATGATAAAGGTTCTTTACCATACGTATCAAAAAACAACTTAGTTCTTTGTCCGCTATCTTGTGTTACCTTTGCCGGTAAATTAGTTTGAACTTCTCCTGCCATTTTACGTTCCTATATCCTGTCTTCCGATGCCCTGACCGCCAAGTACACTTTTTTGTGTTGCTTTTGTTTCTCCACCGGTATTTGTGTTTTTAGGAAACACAGTTCCAACTACACCGCTAATTGTGTTAGCGACTGTTTGTTGTCCTGCCGGACTTGAAAGAATATTAATACCTTCTTGTAGTATACTATCTTTACTTAAACTTTTTGCATTCTTAAAAGTGTTAATTGCACTTACTGCTGTACTTAAAAATCCTTGCGGTGAACTAAATGCTGTCCCGTCACCGACTGCACCAAACACAGATTCTAATCCATCAAGAACTCCACCTTCACCTAGTAGATTACTTACGCCGCCTCCGGCAACACTTAATGGACTTGGACTGTTATCATAGTGTAATGTTGCAAACCCTTTTGGAGATCCTTCACTAACTCTTCCTGCTGTATATCTTACCGCTTCGTACTCTAGTGTCATTGTACTTTCAGCAGGTTCACTGCCAGCAGCATAATCATAATCCCCGTGAGCCCAAGAAGTAATTCTTGGATTAATTAATTCATAACCTATAAATCTTCTACGACCCATTGTGTATATCTGTACACTTCTAAATAATGGTGTTGTTATATTATTATCTAAGCCATATCTGAACTGATCCATATTAGTATCAGTAACACGGTAGTGATTAAAATCAAATGCCGAGTTAGGTAAGTTTCTATCAGCAATATAATAACCATAATATATTGCCCATAATGCGTTTACTACACCTTGATTGTCATCGTGAAACGTAAAACTTACAGGATCATAATCAATCTTTTTATAAACAATTTTTTTTCTATTATATTGATTTAAAACTTCTTTATCAAATTTAAAACTTGGCAAGTTTACATTTTTAACAAGTAAACCTATTTCTTCAGTATGCTTTGCAGTAAAGTTTGCTGCTTTGTGTGCTGTAGGATCTAGTTCAATCCTAACATAATAATTATATTTGTGTTTAGGTGATAGTCTATAATTGTCATCAATAAACAGTCTAGTAGCGTGTGTATAGTTTGCTACTCTGCCTTTAGGATTTGATAATCCTGTGAAAACATCTGTTAGAAATCTTGTAAATTTGTTGGCCATACTATTATTTAGCCATAAAAAAAGCCCGGATTATTTTCCGGGCTTTTAGTGTTTTTAATAAAACTAGTATTAAGCGCCTTGAGCAGCAGTAGCACCAGTAGTAGTGTTGCCGAGTGTTCTTTCGACAGCAGCACCAATACCAACACCAACACCTTGCTCGCCTGCACCCCACTGTACCATATTATCAAAGCGTATTGTTAGTGCAACAGTCATTGCTTCGTTAGTAGCGTAGTTTGCATCGCCGTAATCGACGTTAGTTAAGAAACAACCATACATATTCTGTGTTTCAAGTACGTTAATACCTGCTGCGTTGTTTCCGTTACCACCGTCTAATACTTCAATCTTTGTAGTAAACTTGTAGTCAATACCTGATCTTGCTGATGCTTGTTCGACAAAGTCAAATTGCTTCTGGACCTGTTGTCCAACCATTTTTTGAACTTCACCGGTTGCATCATCACGCAAGTTAAGTGTTAATGTTTCAAAGGTATACTTACCTGCTAGGTAAACCTTTGAGTTGTAAACATCTAACGGCATTTCTTCAAAACCTACTTTTGGTCTTGAAACATCAACTACCTGTTTAGTAAGTTCAGTTGCAGCAGTTACTCCGAATCCAAGTAAAGTAACGCGGAAGCGATACTTTAACTTTGGCATCAAGAGCACTTGGTTGCCTGCGTCTGTTGGTACCCCAAAGTTATTAAGTGATGTAATAGGCATTATATTTCTCCTGTGTTCTTGACACGCAATGGAATGTAAATGAACTCAATAGCCTTAACAGGTTCAATAGCAATGTCTACATAAAGTTCATTTCTATCAATCCTTGCTGGCGTATTGTTTGTTTCATCACAAACAACAGCGAAATCATAAAGAGCTCTTAAGCCAACTAACTCAAGTAGTAAACTTTCTACTGCTTGTTTGACTTCGTCTCTTGTGATTTTGTCGTTTGGTTCAAAGATATACGGACGAGCTAATTTATTAAGTTGGCTACGTAAGTATACTACCAATCTTGCTACGTTAATTCTGTCTAGCGCAGAAGCATTTCTGCCTCTTGTTTTCTGACCGTAGTTAACTAAACCAACACCATTAAAGAATGTTATTGGGTTAATTTTTTGATCATATAACGTATCACGCTGTCCTTCGTTAAGTGCAACTGTTTGGAATTCACCTGTTGCTGCATCAATATAACCTACTGCTGTAGCATTGCTGATTCCACCACGTCTTGTACCTGCTGGTGCAAACCACGGAAACGATACTTGATCGCTCAGTGCAATAGTTCTTAGCATCATATGTGAGCTAGGAACAACTGCGTTTGCTCCACCTAAGTCTGTTGTAAATCCATTTGGATAAAATACTGCCATATACTCGTCGTATGTAACAATACCGTTATCGTTGTTGTCTACAACTAGTTCTGCATTAGAACCATAGTTTGTTAATGATGTAGCATCTGCTGGTAATCTAAATGGTGTATCACCAACTACAAATGCTGTTAAGCCTCTGTCAATGTTTAAGTTAACAAGATTGCTCATTGTTTCTGTGTAACCTGGACAAGCAATTAAGTTAAAGTTACGTCTTTCTTCGTCTCTAATCTCGTCACTTGTGTCAATTGCAGATTTCAATGCTTGTACAACTACCATACGCTGTGCTTTTCTACCAAATGATCCGCTACCGTCTTCTTGGTTGCCTGATTCAGTAGTCCATCTGTCTGTAGCGTAACCTGACATTGATTCACCGTTGTTAAATCTTTCGTTATCATCAGTTGTATCAATGTAGTTGTTGTTGTACTTCTTAACGTTACCACCACTTCTACGTAAGTTCCATAATAACATACCCTGCGGATATAGTGCAGGATCTGGTGCATCTGGATCTAAGTAGTTGTTAGTTAGTAAGTCTATGATATCTGCTGCTGTATTACCAGTAGCACCTGCTAAACCAAAACGTGCATCTGCAAACAGTACACCTTCTTCTGAAGTTTGATCAGTTTTATCAATTTGTACCCAAGCAAGTGTAGTTCCGTTCCATCTGTAGATAGTTGGGAAGTTTTCTAAGTCTGCTGTGCTAATCCAAAGATCGCCATCTACAAGTGCTGTACCGTCTGACTGACCTGTGTCTTTCTTAGGTGCAGTAGCACTTACAATTGGACCTGCTGGTGAACAGTTGCTATATGCTCCGTAGTTATGATAACCTACCCAAGTAGTACCATTGTGGATCATAATGTCAACTTCTGAAAACTCTGGGTTGTACCAAAGTTGTCCATCTGCTGGTTCATTTTCTGGATTGTTTGAACTTGCTTTAAAATCACTTGCTGCTAATGGTTGCCATAAACTTGCAACAAAGTCATCACTGCTACCTGCTGGCGCAGCATATAAGTTTGCTGTTCCTGCTAATGTATCAATGTTGTATGCAGTATAAGCACCACTTCCAATTGGAGCATTATTTCCGTCTGCAATTCTAAAGTCTCCACCTAATTTATGGAAGATTGAAACTTTGTTATCAGTATTTACTGATGCTTCAATGTTTGTAAAGCCTGCACTGTTAATTGCATCTGCAAGTAAATCTGCATC